AACCTTATTTGTACCCATTGCGATGTCACCAGACATGGTGCCACCAGCAAGGTTAAGTTTTAGATTGTCAGCATCATCAACATACTGTTTTGTTACTGCATCTGTATTAGCAGTTGGTGTGCCAAGATTGACAATCTTGTTGGTCTGCATATCGAGCTGACCAGTCAAGTTACCACCAGTAGTGTCAAGGCTGCGTTCTTTACGCTCCTGTGCAGAGAACAGAACCTGATCGTTGTTAGCGTTCAAGTCCTGTGCTCGAATAGCGGATCCAGGGAAGAACTCAGCTGAGGGTGATGTTAGGCTTGTTTCTCGAAAGATTCGTACAGCAGCTCCATTAGCCGGGATATGAGCCGGCAGAAAAGTAATGGAGCTAGTGTTAGGAGCAAATGTGTAGTGAGTATTTAGTGTTTGTACAACGTCGTCTACAGAAACGAAAACGTCGCTTTCTTTGACATATTCAAATGTAAAATTAAAGGTACTAGCTGAGCCAGTACCTGTTGCATTGTTTTCAGTTATAAGGGACATTTGCCTTTAATAAGTTAGCGGTTTTCCAGTTGGAAAATGGGTGCTTTTCCTTGCTCTTGTCTTACATTATTGATGCCTGTACGGAACTGACGTTGGCGAATAACAGCTTGGAAGTCAGAGTGCATCTCTGCTTCACGCTGTGCAGCTCTCATAGCAGCGGTAATGTCGGCATGCACTCGGTTCCAGAGTTTTTGATCAACCCTGTTGCCGTTGTTAATTCGTTGTTCGTGGATCTGTCTGCGGAACTCTTTAGCAGGCTTGCGCTTCATAATGAAACGTAGCCGATTACGCAAGGTATCAGATTCACTCATCAAACGGAATAGTTCGCTTCTTTCTTCAGCGGTGTACTCAATACCTTTAGTTGATTTGAAGAAGGTAGGGCGTGAGTCATACTCCACGTCAATCAGGAACTGACGCTCTTCGCTCATACCATCAGCAACCTTCATAGGATTAAAGGCGTTGTTGATGTTTGTCCAGAAACCGTTGTTGCCTACCTGTCGGCGATCAAGCCAGTCATAGGACTTAGGCAGTGCAGCAGAGGGGTTCAGTACCCCATACCAGCGGTTGCGGTTCTTGATGTTGTCACCAAGCTCTTTCTCAAGCTCGTACACACCAGGAGCCAGGAGCTGACCCAACTGGTTACGTGCACCAGAGAAAGGAACAACACTGCTACCAAAGTTCGCAGCCCACCGACGCCAAGCACCAGGGTTACCAGCAGCAAACATGTCAAACATGGGTTCAACCCCAGCAAACATGGAGCGGTTAGTCAGGCTGCCACCAAGGACAAAGGTGGCTTTACGGAGCAGTTGCTCCATAGAGAACTCATCAAGGGTGTCAGCGTTGTCAAAGATGTCAGCAGTCAAGCTGATCCAATCAGCCACAGGACCCATCCAGCTGTAGTCATACCAACGACCATCAGCCATTTGTACAGACTGCGGTAGCCAATCCTTACCACGTGTGCGTTGCACCTCTTTGTCGTAGTGACCTCTGCCATGCAGACGGTCTGACATAAACAGGAAGCCAGCACTCATCACAGCAGCAGTACCCACGGCTTTCCGTCCAAGTACTTCAGCCTTTAGCTGGTGCAGCTTGGTAACCATGTGCTCATCCTCTGGAATACCCATATCAGCTGCAAGCTTCTTCAGGTCATCACCAGCAATGTCATCAAGCTTTCCATAGGCGAGCTTGTTGTAGTTTTTGGTGAACAGGGAGTATGGGCTGTACTTATCGAACATCTGAATAACGTTGTCAGATGTGCGCGGGAACATGATGAAAGCACGCATTGCAGGGACACGGCTCACAAGGTTGGATAAAGCTTTAACGTTGTCGGTGTCGAGGTTTAGTGCGATTTCACGGCTAGCATTCTCAACGGCAGTGTTAGTAATCATGCCGTTCTTATCAAACATCTCCGCGTAGTACTTATCAGAGGCTTCCTTCATCATCTTCTCTGTAGGCATAGGACCGCCTTTAGAGAACACCTCGTCATAAATACGACCACGTGCTTCGATGCTGCCAAGGACTGATCGAGTAAACCCGTCCAATGCAGTCATTGCGTTAGCACCAAAGCGAAGGACAGGGTTGTTGCCTAGATCCTGCAGTGTCTCTGCAATGTTGTAGAGCATCATTGGACCGTGCTCACCTTCATTTACATAGGCTTCGGCACTAGCTTTCAGCAGCTGCATCGTCTCCTCATTCTTGGTAACGATGTCATCACGGACAATGTAAGAAACACTGGTTGGATCACGGGATGCTTTACCAAACACAAAAGCCATATGCTTCATGGCTTTAGTGAACGTGTCGCTCATCGCAGCGTATTGATAAGAAGCGCGTCGAATGGTCTTGTAGTCACCTCGTGCCATAGCACCAACCATTGTGGTGATTGGCTTAGCAACCAAACCACCGAAGTTACCTAGAGCAGCTTTGGTAGGGGTAACAGTGGAAGACAGGACAGAGTTGTAAATGTTGCTCCACACACCCTGCATGATCTGGTTAGGGATCTCGGGTTGGAAGTCAAGGAACGCTTTCCTTACGTTCGGCAGGCTTTCATGGATGAAGTTCTGCAGCTTATACAGCGTGTCAATGTTGCCATCTGAGAACTCGTACGCCATCTGTAGCGGTACAAGGAACTGAGGACGCTCTGCGGACATATACCGCAGTGACTCAATAGCGTTCTTTGCACGACTGACAATGCGTACAAGGGCTTTGTCTGTGTCATCCAGAGGGTTGCCACCAGATGCAGCAAGCAGCCTGGGATCGTTGCTGAAACGTTTGTAGGTATTGAGGTAGTTAAGAGAGGTACCCCAGTAGTTAGCAGCAACACCCTTTTCGACCATCAGATATTCCATCCGGTCGAGGATTTGTTCCTGCGCTCTAGCTACAGCTTCAGTGCCATCCATATATCGTGCACCTTCAGCAATGTCAGAGATTTGACCAGCTTCAGAAGTCACGAGATATGCAGCAGCCTTAGCTGAATCCATATTCACGTAGTCATCAAGGTATTGCTTAAGTGACTTCATGACAGCGTTGTAGCCAGTTTGGGTAAGCTTCTTACCAGCTTCAGCAGTCATATCCTTAAACTCATCCAGAGTTGCTTTGAGCATCCCTGTATCCATTCGGGGATCAATCAGGATCTCAGCTAACTCAGTGCCAGCTTCATCAATCTGTTCAAAACTAATCTTCTTACCAGAAGGCAGCTCTGCACCATATTTACCACCAGCTTTGATGTTCTTGACAATCTGATTAACAACAGAGCGTTTGGTGAGGTTGTCTGCCTCTAAGCCGTGCTTACGTGCAGCCTCAGTGATGATGCTTCCAAGCCGTCCATAGGAGGTATCAATGTTTCCTTTGATGCGTGCAGCATCGACAGCAGCACCCAACACACCACCAGGGTCAGCAGTCCGTACACCAGACTCAGCTTCGGTAAAGGCATCGTGAACACCAAGGATGGGGACAGGTTCAGCCAGGTCGCGCTGCTTACTCAGCAAGAAGGCACCAATTTCATCCAGTGCTTCCTCTTGGGTTTTGACAGAATCACCAAACACATCCTCAGGAGTGTTCTTATCGAACTTGGCACGCTCCAGCTCATCAAACAGAGCCTTAGAGGAATCAGGTCCAGCAATAAGGCGTGTCTTCTTTTCTGTACCACGTACAGCACGTAGGAACGTGCCTGAGGCTTCCAGCAAGCTAGACAGGACACCAAAGCCGGCACCCTCAGCAATGCTCTTGGCACGCTTTACTTCTGGTGCATCACCATCAAGCGTTGCCCAGTCGTTACTAATCCAGTGGAAGGTCTTAGGAAACATTTCCTTCAGTACACCAGCCAGGTTGTCACCCTCTTGTGATGCACTGTTGATGTAGTCAACGGCAGCACCAGTACCAACGTTGATACCAGCGTTAGAGAACAGCTTGACTAGTTTTCTGTTGCCAAACTGCCAGGCAACCTTTGCGTGCGCTGCCTTACCAGCAGCGGTAGCAGCTCCAGCGGTACCAATGCTAGGAACTACAAACGATGCGATCTCACGTACAGCACTGGCAAACCCGTTTTCAAACTCACGGATCTTGGGGATCTCTACACCGGGTACAAGGTTGATTGCATCTACAGCAAAGTCAACAGCACCGGTAGGGACAGCAAGCGCTACCTCAGCAGCGGTCTGTGCAGTGTCAAGGACAGTATTAGTTTCACCTTCTTCTTCCTGCTTTTCTGTTTTAGGTGCAGGTGTTTCTGCTTTAGGTTGTGCAGGTGTAGGGTCTTCGTTAGGAGTTTCTAGATTTTGTTTAGCAGCTTCTAGTTCAGCAGTCCGTGCAGCCTGATCATCTGCAAGATCGTTCAATAGATCTTCATCTGGCAAACCAGGGATTTCTTCTTCATTCATCATTCTTGGCTAATAAACTTCATGTAGTGTGTTGGCTTCTCACCGGTCCAAGGGCCGCTGCCAAGAGTTTGACCTGAATAATGGAAGAAGTTACCTGCACTATCT